GGCTGCACTACAGGTGACTCAGCCAATCCAGTAATAGCCGTAGCTGTTCCGTTTGTGACGGTATTCCAAGAACCAATTGTGTCTTCAAACGAAGAGTCGTCCTGAGTAAGCATCAAGTTTGGGGGGGTGCCTAGAACAGCGTCATAGCCAGAGAATGCTCGGGCAAAAGCTTTAACTCCATACGCTGAGCCTTTAGTCATATAGATTTGAGCAGCGTATTGTAGTAAGCGTCTGCCCTGTGCAATTCCCATTTCAGACTCGTAGGTCCAACCAAACTGGTCCATCATCAGAGGTATGAGTCGGCCGTCTAGCAGTCTGATGTTATATCTGTTTTTAACGTTCTCTGCGGTGGTCTTAATGAGGTCGTACTCAAAAGCAAACACCTTTAGGAAGTTGTACAAGTCAGTGTTGGTTCCAGGTGCCGGAGTTAGGGCAGTGTTAAAGTCTGTGACCTTGTATGGTGTCGGCAGGTAGTTGTACATTAAATCTGCAGTTCCGTAATTTTTTACAGAAACGCAGAGGGTGTTACCTGCCCTAAACCACAAGCTGTCGGTGGTGCGCTGTACAAAGACCGAGTAGTAGTAGGTTTGCCCCTCAGCCAGGCCAGCGCCGCCGACGAAGTCTGCGCCTACATCTACAAAAGGAAGCTGTAGTGAGTCGTGGTCCGCAAAAGTAGTAGATATCAAAGTGATACCGTCATCAGGTGTAACTGGGAAACCCAAGCTGCTTCTGACTAAGACAAAGTTTGACCAGTCACCAGAAGGCTTGGTCCACCATACCGAAATAGTTTTGTAGTCAGTAGGGTTAGCGTAGATAGGTCTGGCGTCAAAGTCAGCAAGCGTCTCCGCACCATAGGTGAAGAGATTATAAAAATTACTGCCGTAGAGCGCCATTTAAATTCCTAATTAGCCAAATACGTAGGTAAGTACTTGTAGGTTGTCGATGTCTTCTGTAACTCTAGTGTCCACCAGGCCACCGGCTGCGGTGATGTACGCAAGGGGAGTAGTAGAACCGCTAGGCTGAAACTCCAGCAAGTTAGCAGTCTGGCTAGCTGCAGCTTTGACTATCAAGCCTTTGGTGCTTGAGCTTGCTGCGGTAATGGTGCTCCCACCTACGATCTTTACGTACTGGGTGTGCACATCGCCTGTGATACCAACCTCAAGGTTGGTAAGACGCTCAGCCACTGATGCGTGGGCAGTACCTGTTGTGAAGCCTGAAGTGGTATAGGTTCTTGTACCTACGTGCGGGTTTACGCCCAAGTAGGTTTCAATAGCGATTACCTCATCCTGCAGAATATTAGGGTGCGACGCGTCTACAATATCGGTGTTGTTTACCTTTGTAGTGAAGTCCGTCTTAATATTGCCAGGGTAATATGCGTTTGCTAATGGCATTCTATTTCCTTACTGAATACCACCAACACCGGTTAGGGTGAAGGTGCCCTTTGAAGGGATTTCGTTGACTGCACACGAGATTGTCTCTACGACATTTGCTCGTACGGTGGACGTAGCTGTTGGAGTAGTCGTGGTCAAGTTGCTACCAGTATTTGTAAACGAGATGGTGGTTGCGCCTACAGCAGTTACTACTGAGGCCGCGGTGTCCACGTTGTTAGCGCCGTTTACTGAGTCGGTGACCTTGATCGACTGGCCAACAGTGATGTTGTGAGTAGCACTTGTAGTGAGGGTTGCTACGTTAGAAGTTCTTGTGTAGCTGGATACTGTAAATGTCTGCTCGCTTGTATTTTTGCGGAGGTGCTCTACGGTGATGTAGTCAACACCGTTAACTGTGCTTGCGCTTGTTAGCAGGTACTGTACTGGAATCAAGTCTGCAAAGAACGAGCTATCAGTAGAAACAAGCTGCGAAAGCGCGGTCATTACCTGAGCAACAACCACGCTCTGCTGGTACTGAGGCAGAACACGCACTGTAATCTCTAGGTTCACAGGTACGTAAGTAGGCGGAAGAATAGTCAAAGATACGTTAGGCGCAGTCTTGTCCATAAAGTAAGCTGCAACTTTATCTGCCTGGGAGGTGAAAGCTGCAGTAGGGACGCCGGCGCTAACACCGGGATCTCCGGCAGGGGCCATGTACAGGATAATGCTGTTAAATGAGTTTGCATCCGCGCTTGCCTTTGCAACACCTGAAACCTGTAGTGCTAGGTAAGCGTAGTCCCTGAGAGACACAGCTCTAGTTAGAGCCTTTAAAGCCCTGGGGGTGTTTAGACGAATAGAGTCGGACGATTCTTCATCCGCACCGCCAGTAGCAGCAGATCCGTTAGTTACAGTAACTCCAGCAGCAGAGTTAGTTAGGAAGTTTTGCAGCGTCTGTGCTGGAACGTTTCCTGCGTGCCCGTTACCCGTGCGGTAAGTGGCGTAAACAGTGTTTCCAGCTGCAGGAACTCGGCCCATAACACCGTCACCAAAAATAATGTAAGTGTTCTCATCAGCATCATTTATAGTTGTAAACACGGTGTCAAAGCTATTGCTTTCAACCAATGAGGTCAGGTAAGTGTAAACAACGTTATTAACAGTCACAGTAATGCTGTCATTGATTACGCCAGTGTTTGCAAGCCTAAACACCTGGCTCGGGGATCCGTTAGACGGGCCCATGTCTTCGAGGGTAGTAGTAACACCCTCAGTAGCAGCTACTGCAACAGTACCGTTAACGCCAGAAACTTTAGCGGGAACGGTAACTTCACTATCTGTTTCAAATACAATTTGAGTGTTTAAGCCGTTAACCACTGCAGTAGTAGCTACTTGGGTCTTGGCCGGGAATGTAACCGCAGATGCGGTTGAGTTACTAAAAGTCAAGGTAGTGGTGGCGGCCACTGCTTTTGTAGGCGCATACCCCAACATAGCTGCCATCTGCAAAATACTGTCACGCTGGCTAGCGGTAGCCAAGAACCCCTCGTTTGCGGCGCGGTCAGTATAGAAGTTCATAAGGTCGCCCATGTAAGCAAAGAGCTCAATAAGCGTCATACCCAAGTCAGACGGGTCACGGCTAGTCCAGGCAGGGTTGTACTGGTTAATGAGGTTAAGAAGGTCGTCACGAATAGCAGAGTAATCGCGAGAGGTGTAGTCTACCTGCGGTATGTAATTTACATTAGCCATTAGTGATCTCCTGGATCAAGTCTCCGGTTCGGTTGAATATAGCTGTGTTGATAGATACGTTGTCCTCGTCCCCAGTAGGCAAGTTGTATCTGACATAGACATCCATGTAGCCGGTGGTGTAGTCGTAGCTAGGTATAACCTCTATTAATTGTAGTTCACGAAGCCAAGTATTAAAGGCGATAGTTATAGTTCTCTGGGCTATATCAGCCGCCATAGCCTCGTTCTCAAAGAGGGCGGTGTACAGGTCGCTGCCAAAGTCAGGGCGCATGACGCGCTCACCGAACCGGGTCGAGAGCACTAGCACAATACGCTGTTTCCAGTACTGCTTTGCGTCGTTTGTAGCTGAGGTTTGGCCCAGGTTGTTAAAGCTGAAGGGCAGGGTAAATACTGATCCGCTCATTAGAATGTTCCAATCCATAGTGGGAAATTAGGGTCTCCACCTTCAAAGGACGCCCAGACCCCGGCGGAGGTAGGTGGGGTTACTTTACCTACGGCAGCAACTGTGAGGATGGAGCTGGCGGCAGAAGGGTGGTCCGGGGTAGTTCCTGGAGCATAGTACGGCATACTCACGGCAGTGCTGTCTACGTGCCACTTAAGTTCAAAGTAGTCATTAGCATCAAATTTAAGCACGTAGTTCCAAGCCGCAATTGTGCTGCCTGGAATGCTGCCATGCTTAGTGGGGATAGTCACAATTCCGGCAGAGCCAGGGACATTTACGCCATTTTTACTAAGCCAAACAGTGGCGTTGTGGTCGGCTGTGTCAGTATTTTGAAACTGAAACGAGAACTGAATGTTATATACACCAGATAGGCTAAAGTGAATTTGGCTATTATTCAGTAGCTCTAAGCCATCGGCACCATCGTTAGTCCCAAATGTAACTGGATAGGCAACTGTGGCGCTAGCGGCTGTCTGGGAGTAGTCTGCTTGCCACTCACCATAGACAGGTTTAAACCCAGAAATTCCGCCTAACACAGGCCAAGCCCAGTCAGTTACGCTTTCGCCAGATACCTGCGGAACAATCATTTTAATTCGGCCCAAGTTCTTAGGGTCAGCGTTGTCTATTACGACTCCTCTGTAAAGCCCTGGATACCTAACCTCTGGCTGCATTAGCATTCACCTTAAACCTTTGCACGGGGGACGTAGGAGACGGCTGTTTGGTGTTTAAGTTACCTTGCACTGAAGTCCATGCAGCCTTAACCAAAGATTTAGAGGCTACGTCGGCTCGGTTAACTCGCCCTACCAAAGCCGTTGTTTTAGTCTGTTGCGCGTGAAGCCCGTTACTCTTAAGTTTGGTTTCTGGCTTTACTCTGGTGTTTCTGACATTAGGAACAATGTATCGTGCCGGCTTAGAGGCTGGGCGCTTAGGGTGCTGAGGCTTTGTGGTCTCACCCAAAGAGTCGGTACCTACGCTAAGTGTGGTGTTGTAAACCTGAACGTTGAGGTTTTCTTCAACGACTTCATGCTCTACACGAAGAACGGTCCAGTATCCAGAGAAATCTTTTCCTACATTAGACAGGTGCACAGGTATACCTGGGCGCAAAGAAGTCGTACCGATAACTTGGGCATCCGCTTGGTAGGGAAAAAGGCTCTTATTGTCAGCGGCATCTGCTTCAGAGACAGCTGCCTGGTAGCTGTTAGCTACAACGTTGGTGGCGTGTTTATCAAACATTTCAGGATTAGATATTGCTCTAGTAGGCTTTGATCGGGTTTGTTTAGTGTATTTAAATAGTTTACCAGTTTCTGGGTTAACACCTGCAATTGAGGTAGCTGCTTTATCCGCTCCGTGGTGCACAAGCGTCTCTCCCACAAGAGGCTTAAAGTAATACAAAGGCGGACCAGACTTGATACCGGCATCAGCCTTAATAAAGTTCTTAGCCTCGTTAATTAGCCCATCAAAATCCTCTAGCAATGGCTGGAAGTACAGCACGGTGTTCTCGGCGCGCAGGAAGTAACCAGACTGTTTAGCTAGCTTTACCATAAACTCCCAGTCGGTTAGGCCGCCCTGAGAGATGTGCGGAAACACGCGAGGGTGGGCAGTAACCTTGTACCCAAAGTTATACTTCTTAGCGATCTGCACAATAATCTGGTCAGCCGTAACGTTGTTATAAACCTTTTGGCTAGCCTGTCTCATGACCCACGATGCGCCAATAAACCCGATCTCAGTAAAGTTGCTGTTGTTATCCTGATGCGAACGTACGTCATGCACGTATCCGTAGAACTTCTTACCGTGCAACTCAATCACCATAGGCGACCCAGACCTAAGTTGAGTAGGGCTAATCGCCCAGTCTCTAAAATAGATGCGAGCAAAGTCGTGGTGGTAGTTCTCTTGCATGTAGCTAAGCTTGTAAACACGCTTAAACTTAAACTGGTTATTAGGTAAATCAAGTTTTACAAAGTTAGACACTAGGTATCCTTAGCTTTGTTCCGGCAGGGATGTTCTGCGGGTCAACAACGTGGGGGTTGTACTCAGCAATAATCCACCAGTGGTCTGGGTACTGGTAGAACTTAGACGCAACCTGGTCTAGGCGGTCGCCTTCTTTCCATAGGTACTCAACATACTGAATTTGACCAATGTCCGAAAACTCGTAGAAGACAATAGGGGCCGCGTCTCCAGCCGAAGAAAATGCTACAAAATCTACTACTGAATCTTCGTAGCGAGAGCCGATGTGAATAGTCATTAGCTTGTTCCTCCTGCCAACTCGGGTGCGGTAAGTCCAACTGTAGCCAGTAGGTTAAAGGCAATAGTAAGGTCAGAGCGAATAGGAATCATGTCTTGAGTAAAGGCACCGTGCTCAATTGACAGGCTAGTAACGTAGCCCTGGTACGACAATGGGCCGATGTCAATGTTAAGAACGGTAGGGATAAGGAATCCAATGTCGGCTGTAGAGATGCCTCGGCCGTTTGCCCACGTAACCTGCTTACCATTCTTAGAGCTGCCTGGCCCAGAGCCGTTAATAGCTCGAAGTAGAAACTCAATGTCTGCTAGGGTGCCGCGCTGGTACAGGTCAATAAGTTTTGCTTCGATAGACGCGTTCGACTCGTCCTGAGCAAAGCTACCATTAACTCGGTAGTACTTAACAAACTTTGACACCTGAGACTTGTCTACAAAGTTTTGGTGCTTAGCAAAGTTATTTGCAATAGCGCTTTGGTTACTAGCATCAATAATATCTGGAGATAACCCGGAAGATCTAGTCAGCAGAGTAGGTGGCTTAGCCCATGTAGGCCGATCAAACATGCTAGCTGCACAAGCAAAATCGTTAGTTCTGTCAATCCTAATAGTCAACGAAAACACTTCAGTAGCCGGGAAGTAGCCAGGACCACCGATAAAACGGTCCTGTGCAGATGGCGTAGCTTCCATGTTTACTTGCACTGAAGTAGTAAATTTCTCAGGATTCCACAGGAACTGGAAGCCGTACTTGTGAGCATCGTCTTTTCCTGCAACGCTAGCGTTTTTGCTATTGTCAGTGCTAGTTCCGATAGACAGGTTAGGGTCGCTAGATTTCCACCATAGACGGCCGCGGCGATAACGGTCCTGAGAAGGTGGGCGGTTATACCCTTTAGGCATAAAGTTAGGGTCGCTGGAAGGAAGCACAGGAAGGCTCCACTTGTGAGGGGGCAGATTCCACCTGTATTCATGAGGGCTGCTAGGCTTTGCCGGAATAGGCTTATTGTCTACACTTGGCTTAACAACAACTGGCTTAACTTTAGGTATGTAGTAGCCACGGTAGAATAGCCAGTTACCGTCAGGGCCCTTGATCTTAACCGACTGGTTAACGAACTTGTAGTTCTTAGTGACGCTTGGGTTCTGCGTGTCTGCGTAAGACAGCACTTTAGTAACTCCCATGGTTACTCCACCAGTGGCTTTATTGCCCGGTGGGTAGCAAGCCGCAGGTACAACAGGGATACCGGCAGCGTGGCGAGAAGTGTTCAGCGACCAAATAGAATTGTTTGCGGGACCAACCGTAGTAATAATAGTTCCCGCTTTAATCTGGGGTTGTGGTGTACCGGGCTTTACTGACGGGTCTACGCCAAGGTTAGCGTAGTACTGCGCAGGAGTTTGACTTCCGGTGTTAGCGTTAGCCGTTCTTTTAGAGGCTGAGCTCTGAAGATTGTACAGGCCTTGGTCACTCATCGATTTACCGCCATCTTTACTCGTTCATCTTCTTGAAGAATTCTCTTTACTTCTCGGGCTAATGTCTGTTCGTTAATTGACGCGCTAGCAGGTACGTTAATGTTTACGGTAACGTTATTGCCGCCGTGGCTTCCCGACCCGACTGGAAGAATAGTAGGGTCAGTAGATTCAGACCCACCGGTACCATCGCTTGAATTAACGCCAGAGAATAGTGAGCCGGAGCTAGAACTAAACAACGATCTAGAAACTATATCTTCTGTGGAACCTGAGTGAACACCAGAAGCCGTTACATCCTTAGATCCGCTTAGGTAAGCCGCAGGGTCGTAGGTTTTACCGTTAATGCTCTTCTGCACCTGGAAATGCAAGTGAGGGCCGCTAGAGAATCCGGTATTACTGCTCAACCCAACAAGCTGACCTGCTGTAACTTTGTCACCCTTTTGCATAGACTTAGAGCTTAAGTGGCCGTATACAGTTTGGTAGCCGTCATCGTGCTGAATAATTACGTTGTTACCAAAGCCATCCGGGTTGTAGCCAGTGTGTATAACTGTTCCGTCTTTAACAGCCTTTACAGACGTACCCTCGGGAATGCCGATATCCATACCGCCGTGAGGCTTAGTAGTTACCTTCTTGCCATCAATAACTAGATGGCGGATTTTTCCCCAGCTACTGGTAATTTTATTTTGGTAACCGTCGGCAGGACTAGCAACAGTTCCGCTGTCTCCCATGCCGTAAAGCTCGCCGTCGCCGCCCTTACCAAAGTTTTCCCACCAAGGCTTGCCGTCTGGGCTAGAAGGTATGTACATTCCGCCGTTTGCGCTCATGCCCGACTCGTGGAAAAGCGTGGCTTTTTCAGTTTCAGTTAGCGGCACGTTCTTATCTCTAGTAGCAAGGCCAATCATATTACTTACACCTGTTATTAGAGGTGCGGCAAAAAGACCTGCTGACCTAGTAGCTAGCTTAGTAGCCGCAGCTGTACCAGCTTTAGCAACTGTGCTCGAAGCAGCTGTTCCGGCAGCAGCTGTTCCGGCAGCAGCCGTGCCACCGCCACCGAATATGCCCTTAAAGAAACCGGTTATAGGCCCAAAAGCTTTTGCCAAAGCCATTCCAATAGCTGGGCCAATTAGGTTTCCAAGACCACCGATTAGGTTTCCTATACCACCATTAGCTCCACCGCTGAGTGTCTGCATAAATGTGGTTAGCTGGACTACTGGGCCTAATAGGAATTCTAAAGCAGTCGCTACTCTAGCTATCTGAGCAATAGCATCATTAGCGTCTACAACGCCCTGAACACCTTTGTTAGTGTAAGCGTTAATCGCGCCATAAGCAGCAGCGTTTCTTCTACCCGTAGACTGAGATACCGCGGGGTTAGCGTTAGACTTCTCTAGGTCCTTCTTGCTTGTGCCTCTTCCTGAAGCAAACTGGTACAGGTAACGAATGACTGACTGACGAAGAATAGGGTCATTACCAAAATACTGATTAAGCATTGAGTCAAGTGAGTTACCCGACTGAAGCGCAAAGCTAAGGTCATCGGCGGTAATAGTTCCTCGGCCATCTCCGCCGGTCATGCTCTTCAGCTGGTTCCAAACCTGGCGAGCAACATCCTCTACGGCTCTAGGCAAGCCGTTAGCGTCACGAACTTGAATACCGATCATACGAAGCTTGTTTACGGAGCTAGCCTTGTTAAGGGCTGCCTGAGCTTCCATACCGCCTTCAAGACCAACGCCAGGCATGATGTTAGAAACACCTGCGGCTCCCCTAAATGCGCCACCGCCTAGGCCGGGCATAAGGCCATTGCTGGCACCCATCATAGCGGCGTTAGCTGCGTCTAGGGAGCTAGTGGCGGTTCCCTGGTTCATCATTTGCTGCATCTGTCTGCCGCCCAGATCAGCGCCGGCTTGACCGCCTATACCTTGGTAGAATCCCATGGAGCGGCGAGCCATGTCATTCGCAACAAAGTCACTAGGGTTAATGGCTTGCAGAAATCCTGTGCCAGCTGCGGCTGCCATACCCTTAGCGCCAGCCGCGATAGAGCCCATGGCTTCTTTGCCCACTTCGCTCCAGCTCATGCTGCTAGCGCCAGGGTTCTTAAACTGAGTGTTTCCAACTGCAGTGGTTAGACCGCCGCCTGGGCCGCCGCCAGTAAATGCTGTGTTACCGCCATTTATAGGCGGAGGTGGGCTGCTTCCAAATTGCATGGAGCCGCCACCAGCGCCGCCGCCCTTAGCATTTTTAAGTCCCTTTGCGACTCTTTCCGAAAGCGCTGCAGTTTTTTCAAGGACAGCGTTGAGCTTGGTATACTCGGCGGCAAGGTCAGCGACTAGCTTAGCCTTTTTAGGGCTGCTACCACTTCCTGGTAAATTCAGCATTACTGACCTATCCTATTTCTGGATGCACGAGACAACCAATTTAAACGTTCTCTTACGGACATCGCTCTAATGTCAGAGAGTGTCCACCCGGGGAATGATCTGGTTAGTGCTTCGTACTGGTCGAGTAATGCTTCGTAATCTTCGTCTCTATAGACGAAACAAATCTGCCAACGACAATGGCATAGGAATATCCTCGCCACATGCGTCACAGGTCGTCTTCACCTCCCCGAGGCGCGGACCTGGGGTTCTGGTAATAATCTCAGTGACAAGCTGCTCGCGGTCTTTCATGCCAAGCTTTAGAACAGAGCTAGCGCCTAGAGAACCTGCGCCGTTGATTGAGTCTACACAGCCAGCCAAAAGGATGGTGTTTAGCTCAGGGCGGCTCTTCTCGATGTTCTCAAGAAGCTTTCTTTGTACAAGGCCAGTAGGCAGTGATACTTTAATGTCACCGCTGTTCTTCGACTTGTACACAAAGGTACGGTCCTCTTGTGGGTCCTCAAGGTTCTTGTATGGAACGTCCGTTCCAAGGTCTACAGTCACCTTTAACTCAGTCTTGCAGTTTTCGCATGGGAACTCGAAGTCGATAGTGTCACCAAAGGTTACTCGACGAATTCCAACAAGCACAGCGTCGCGGTCTCCGCTAAGCATCTTGTCTAGGTCTTCCTTGGTAGCGGGTTCTCCACCAAGAGATACTAGGCCTCGCTGTAGCATTGCCATGAGCGCCTTGCCTGGAGTTCCCGTCTTGGCAATAGCCTCTTCGTCAACTCCGTTAAGCTCACGCACTTCTGCGTACTTTACTACCGCGCCGTCCCTGGTGATAAATCCACCAGGGAGCAGCACGTCAGTATTAGATGGTGCAACGGTTTCGATTATTACAGCCGGCTCTTCGTTGACTTCGGCGATCGCCGCTTCAATTGCAGAGGTGCTGCTTGTAAAGATTTCTTCAGCCATTTAATGCTCCTAATTAGTTATTTATTAGTTTACCAGAGTTTATTACTATTGTACGAAAGATACTGATAGACCCTCGTGTACAAGAGTCATGGTCTCGTACATTAGAGCGTTGTCCTGGGCGTTAAGGTCAGTGAAGTTAAGCGACTGGATCCAGGCGTTGTGTACCTTAAACTTCATCTTCCATGCCTTTGTAGACACGATATCATTGGCCGTGATCAGCGGGTCAGCGGTAATCGGGTGGTCAAGCACGTAGATGACCAAGTTGCAGCGGAAGTTCTTTCCACCAGAACCTGGGATACCCTCACCAGCAGCAGCTGCGAATAGGGTCTTCATCCAGTTGATTGACTCATCCTTACCGTAGATAACTCCACGCTGAAGGGTGATTGGCTGGAACGAAGTCTGACCAGGGACCTGGTGCAGAGTTGTGTTCATGCCGCCTTCGCGGTAGCTGATGCTCTGGGTAGTGATGTTCAGACCTGAGATCTGAGTGAATCCTCCACTGAAACTCATGAAGGTGTTGGCCGCTGGATCGCCATCCGCAGTAGTCTCAAATTCCACAAGGAATCTAAAATTACGGATTGGATCAGTAGCCAGTTTAGAGAAGCGCTGAATGCTACTCTTGGCGTTGGTAGTGGTTGCCATTTAGGTTCCTCCTAGGAAATGGTTACAACAGCGCCGCTGTCGTACTGGCTAATACGGATAACTACGAATTCAGCAGGACGCTGCAGAGCAACTCCCACCTCGACCACTACGTTTCCATTGTCAATCTGGTTGGTAGTGTTGTTTTCCTCGTCACACTTGACGTAGAACGCATCTGCCGGGGTTAGACCACGGAGACCGCCCTGTTGCCAGAAGTCGGTGAGGAAAGTTTCTACGGTGGAAGTTAGTCGGTTCCATAGGCGCTCGTCGTTTGGCTCGAAGATTGCAAAACCAGTTAGCTCTTCCAAGCTCTTCTTGACGAAGATCAGGCTGCGACGAACCGATACATAACGGTCTGCGTATCCTGGCTTTAGGGTGCGAGCACCCATAACCACGATTCCAGAACCAGGAACGTAACGGATTGCGTTTACAGGAGCCGAAGCGCTGTTTAGAGCGTCAAGGTCAGAGTTGGTTAGCTGTGCTACCGAAACAACTCCAGAAAGACGAGCCTCTAGACCAGCAGGAGACTTGAAGACTCCTCGCGAAGCGTCAGTCGCAACGTAGCGGCCCATAACAGCAGCTCCGTTTGAAACGGTAGTGATTGCGTTTGGTGCGCTGCTTGTCGGGTCTGGAACTACCAAGTTAGGGTAGTACACAGCTGCGTACGAGCTGCTGGTGTAAGCAGCGGCACGAGTAAGCTGAGCCGAGACAGTGTCGTTAAGCGCATCAATTACTACAAACACGTCGCCACGACCTGTTGCGTAAGTGATGATACCGTTTACTTCAGTAGCGGCTGTAACACCCGGTACGTTCAGGATTAGGCTCTGAGTAACAGTATCAAGCGCAGTCAAGGCAGAGACAAGGTTGGCGTCTGTAGGAGCAGTACCGTCTGCGCCAGTAGATAGCTCTACAGGAACGCTTCCGCCAGATCCGGTAGGAGCTGGGTTGTCGCTTGCTGTGTGGCTGTCGCTAGGGCTAGAGTCAGCTACGGTGATGTACGCAGAGCTTCCATTAATAACTGAAATAGCGTAGCGTGGGTCGCTATTTAGCATAGTAATGTCGGTGAAGCGTTCAACTGCGGTGCCCGAAGTAGCCGCGCTACCGTAGTAGACAGTCAAATCAAAGTAACCTGTGATAGCCGAGTTAGCGATACCAACGTAAATATCGTTACCCCAAGCACCAGCGTTAAGCGCAGTTACAGCTAGGGTCGCGGCTGGGGTGGTGTTGGTGTCGTTAAAAGTACTTGTAGCAGATACAGGGGTACCAGCAGTAACACGCTTAACGTAGCAGCGGCTTCCGCCGTTTGCAAAGAACATGTATACAGCTGTGACTAGCTTGTTACGGCTAGCAGTCGTGCTCCACGAGCCGTATAGGCTTGTGAACTGTGACCATGAGGTCACTAGAGTTGTGGCCACTGGGCCCTTGTCAGCGGAGCCTACGAAGGCGGCGACTGAGTCAGAGTTAGGACCGATGATAGGTGGGTTTGGATTGAGGGTTTCCTCAATGTACACACCGGGACGTAGGTACGCCATGGGTTTTCTCCTTGATAGTTAGGGGTAGCGGAATATTAGATAGGTCGTAGTCTAGGCGGGATGTTTTGTGTAGTGGGGTTGATAAGGACCTCTTCTACTTCCGGCGCGTCGACTGGTAGTAGAGCAGCTCCCTCACTTGTAACTGTGAGTGTGAACACGTTTCGGTACAGCCGACGGCCATCCTCGATAGTGTCACGTTTTGTGTATTCATCAAGGAACAAGTGGCGGTAACCCGTTTCTGTCCCTAGATCATTTTTAATAGGCAAGTACCCGCGCTTTGACGGGAATACCTTATTAAGCAGGTGGGCCAGAATAGCGCGGTCGTGGCGCGGGTGTCTGGCATAGGATGTGACTTGGTAGGTAAGGTCCCAAGCCACTGGAACTTCGTAGGTGTACAGCTTCCCAGTTACCGGAGCAATAGTTCCCTGAGCGTCGTTGTCTACAATCAAGCCAGAGGCCTGACGGTAGCTAGCCCAGGTTGTATCAATTAGCTCAACGGTGATGTAAGGGTAAGACTGCGCACGCTGTTCAATATCAGGGTTAGCAAACCAAACGCCAACCTCACGGTTGCTGTTCTTCTCGTCAGAAACGATTATTCCCTTAAGGCGGTTCTTTAGGGCCTCATCTTCGCTAAATAGAAAACTCAAGGTAGCACCCCCGAGTCAAATAGATGATTAATCGACGACTCGGCAAAAACGTTCTGAAAGTCATCTGAGTGTCGATCTACAAATAGACGAAGGACCGGCGTAGGCGGCTGGTCTTCGCTACCGTACTCTAGGTCTTCGATGTCTCGTGCCAGCTTCTCTGTGTAATCGATGTAAATATTTGACTGGTCAACTCGAACGCTCAGCGCATTGGCGTACAGCTTAGGCCACCCGGCAGAGATGGCGTCAGTTTGTAGCTCCCTAGTCAAAGCTGACTGGAGCGTCTTAAGTGAGTTGGCTGCGGTATCTTTAAAGGTTGTCGCCACTACTTGTACCACCGTACTGCTTTATTTACTAGAAACCCTATTGCTAGACCAGCCAGCAGATTCGCTGTGCCGTGGCCCTTAGTAGCGCTGTCAGCCATTCCGCGGATGAAATCCATCTCGGAAAATTGTGAGACCGTTCTGTGTTGGTCTCTGTCAAGGCTAGACATGAGTGTCTCCATTAAATAAGCAAAGTACAGCGCAAGTTTGGTTCAGCCCCCGCATAGGGCCACTTACAGGATAAAAGAAAAGCCCTGCTTTCGCAGGGCTAAACCTTATTTAATTACTGCCGTCCGGCATGAAACTCAGAGTTCCGTTTAGTGTAGTTTCCTACGTACTCTGCAGACTTGACATTGTTGTCCCAAGACATCTTTGGCCAGGCCTTAGTAGACTCGGTAGTCTTATCGCCCAGCTTGCCGTACGTATCGTTTTTACGACTAGCCTCGGCGTGGCGCTTGGCGGTAAGTCTGACTGCCTTTGGGGTGTTAGGCATTACTTGCGTCCAGGCTTCTTTTCCATCTTGTCCTCACGCTTTTCGCCGCGCTTGGTCTCCTTGGACTCGTGCTTCTTCTCGCCGGCCTTAATCTTGCCGATGATCTTAGCGTCGATCTTCTTATCCTCGGCCATGGTCTTAGGCTTGCCCTTGGCAGCGTGAGCCTTGTCCATCTTCTCGAACTTGGCCTTGTCCTCCTTGTCAGTTAGACCGGCTTTGCGGAGCATTGCTGCGTCCTTTGGCTTGTCTTTCTTCTCGGTGTACTTGCCTTTTTCGTATGCTGGCTTCTTATTCATTTACTTTCCTTACGCTGGGATAACTAGTGAGAATAGAACAGAGACGTCATAACCAGAACCGGTACCGGCGGCTGAAACTGCGTATAGCGAGTCCCCACCGTTTAGCCAGATGTCCTGGTTTGTAAGCGTAGCGATCCTAAGACCGCGGTCTATTGTACCCGCTGCAGCTACTGAAGAGTCTCCGATAAATACCGAAGCGCCATTTGAGTTGCTAACAACTACGTGAGTCAGTGGGTTGCCCATAGGGACAGTCGCAATAAGTACTGGGGTGTTTGCAGCTAAAACAAAGCTGTTGTGTACAATGGCCATTAGTTAGGCTCCTTCTTTCCGCAACCGCAGTTGCCGCACTTGCAGTCTTTCATTACTTACTTCTTTTCTTCGCAGTGGCGGCTGCCTTGTTGCGCGTCTTTGGTGATGCCATAGCGAGGATCTCGCCTGGAGCTTTAATTGTACCACCCTTGGCTACAGAACCTTTAGACAAAGCCTCTCGGGCTTTGCGGTCTACTGGGTTGTTTGGAGCATACTTTGGCTCAGCGTTTGACTTCTTATTGATTGAGCTCTTGGAGCCCTTTGGTGCTAGACCCATTACTTGGTGCCTTTCTTCTTGTTTTCGAGACGCTTAGACATGGCAGCTGCCTTCTTCTTAGCGTCAGCTTTGGATGATGCTCCCCACGCCTGTAGCGATAGCAGTAGGCGGGTGGGGTCTCCGTTTGGCTTACGTTCTGGGCCGGGGTTACCGCCCATTCGAGCTAGGAACGAAGCGCGGCGAGGGTTGTCGCCGGACTTTACTGGGGCTTTTAGGTCAGAGCCAGGGTTAGCCTTTTCATAAGACTTACGGCCCTTTTCGTTCAGGCCGCCTTTCTTAGCTTTGCCTTCTTTTTTCTGCCAAGCTTCACTTGCCATTTCGTTTACCTTTTCCAATCTCTGGGTGCTTCTTGTGGTAGTCCTTGGTATCCTTGACACCCTGCTTAACGGTCTTAGCTCCCGATAGCTTGGTGAGGTTCATACGTTCTTTTTTACCAGTCTTGCTGCTCTGCTCAACAATAATGTCGCCTTTATTTCCAGCACCCTTGTCGACCTTCTTTTGGGTGACTTTGTGGTTTAAACCCCCGGCGGTTACTTTAGCCATTACTTGCCCTTTTTCTTTTTAGCCGCATTCATGTTGTCTACGAGGTTAGGGTAAGGCCTACCAGCGGCCTTAGCCTTGGCTTTCGCAGAGGACTTCTGGCTTTTGCTAAGCGGCTTATCTTTTTTAGTAGGGTCTGGTTTTTCCCAAACAGGTTTCTTGTCAGCCATTTTTCTCCTATGATTGTGCGTAACTGAGGAACTGTACATCGTTTACCAGCTCATCCGGAGCTAGCTGCATCAGGTCAATAACAATTAGGGTGTGGCGATTAGCCACTAGACCGGCTGGCTGTGTCTTGATAGGGCGGTAAACCTGACCCTTCCACACGACGCGGTACTTGTTTGCAAGGTCGATAGACGGCTTAATCTTAGAGCGATCAGAGAATAGCTCTGAGCTGATATCGTACATGTCATCGATGTTGACAGTAAGGTGAAGGGTGTCTGTGTTGTAGAAACCACGGGTGTTTAGAGGGCTAGATCCCTCAGTAACTGAGGAACGAATAACACGTAGAGTGCTAGGCCCTGTCCATACTCGGCCGGTTCCGATAGGCTCTACATCGTACACCGCGTCTACAAGGCTGCTGACTGAGTTAAATTTCCACCATTCAGCTGAGTTACCTGCGGGATTGGCTAAATCCTCAGTGATGCCTTCACTGATACGATCGGACTCAAAGTCCGCGTCAAATCTACCGCCAGGTGTATGTGCTCTCATGATTACCTTTTTTTAGTATACTGGTATTTTGTCAGCTTTGTCGGGTAATTAATAAGTAAAGCCCCAGTCACCTCTGCTGGGGCTTTACTCTAGTACCTTGTCGGGTATTTTTGTTCCTACCTGCTACCAGGTAAGTCTTTATTTAACTGACTTAGGTCAAGACGCTTATTATTAGTCTGAAAAGTGGAAGCGCTCCCATCAAGTCTGATGCCGCTATAAATATTTGGTTTTAGTGTATAAGAAATGATCTTTTCAGTCTGCTTAGACCAGAACCAATCTAAGGGTAGATCGATACCTTCTTTAACTATATCTAGCAGCTTCTGGGCCGATCTCCTATTAATCACATAGCATAAGTTTGACCACTCCTGGTATACCCTACAAACATTCGGCGCTCCGACATCTAATTTTTTTGAGTACCACCCTGCGTCTTGATCGTGCACAAAGTGATGGTACATATCCCAGTCATCTGGCAACTCTGCCATGTAAGAAACTAACGTCGGCATAAAGTCCGGGTTAAAGATAGCATCATCTTCCATCAAAATCAGGTAGTCAGAGTCTGTATCTAGAAAAGCCTTCCAGGCCAGGAAGTTGCTAGCCCATATCCCAACCTCCCCTAGCTTCCACCCCTTAAGCGTAGGCAGCGTCCGTAATAATAAGTTTCTAGTAAGGTCTTTCGGGTTATATCCAGAGAAATCTAACGCAAAATCTAAGTTAGACTTACAAAAATCATTAATGCCTACAACTGATTCAAAATCAACTGTAGGTGAGTTTATAAGCTCAGCAAACTCCAGCATATATTCGTGCATAGCCTGAACATTCGCGTCTCTGTAGTCATCTTTTGATAGATGAAACATATTGTAAGAGTACTTCATTATATGTACTCGACGCCTACCCCGATGAACTGGTACGTTAGCTCTTCATTAGGAAATCTTGGGTACCCGCTGGGCATGAGAAAGACCTGTGGGTCACGTGACTTAAGGAGATTCATAAGTCGCTTTATGCTAACCTCTGCTACCTTCCACTTTGGATCAAGCGAAGGCAAGTCAACCTCATCAGAAATTATGCAGACAATAGCTTGCTCAGGAGTATTGTGTATCGCATCGACAAACCCGCCGGCTGCTCTGATTATGTCAAAAATCTCTACCGGCGCTTCTTTTTGCCCCGGCTCGTAATAAGGAGTCCATTCCATATATCTCACTGGTCTGTCACCTCTGGCGCTTGAGCTGGGTCTTCCTCTATGAACTTAACCCCAATTTGACGTAGAGCATCCAGAGACGCCCAGCCGACGTGGCCTCCACTGCCCATGGCCTCTAAGTGGGCCTGGCGGTTTAAGCGCGTGTGCCAGTACACAGGCTGGTCTGCCTCTATGTCCTCATAGGTGTACTTAGTCTCAAAGGACTCCCAGATAGCTACGATGTCTTGGATCTCACGGCGCATTCCGAGTAGCGATAGCTTTTGCTGGTCTAGCTGTATGCGGTGGATTTCAGCATCAATAGCATCTATTTCATCGCCGGTTTTTAACAGTCTTTTTATCTGGATCTCGGATTTCTTTATCTCAAGCTCTGTAATCCTTATGTTTGTAACTAAAACTGAGAACTCTAACAAGGTCTGCTTATATTGCTGAACTTCGGTGTCATGTTGGCCGACTACAAAGTTTTGTAACTGAAATTGACTCCTAGGCTTTTGAATTTCTACTAGGGCCTTAAAGATAGGGTGCGTTTCATCAATTACTTTTAGTTCCATTTTTGCTCCTTAGTAGGTGTTCCAGGTATTTACGCCAGTTCTGTTAACAGTAGCGGTCGCTACGTTAGATACCGTTTCGTTAGAGTAAGTTAACTTACTTACCGTAGTTAAGACAGGCGCTGCCGAACCTCCAGTGCTTCTACCGCTGGCGTAGTAAGCAGACACTCCGGCTTGCACCCCCACTCTGGCGGGGGCTCGGGCCGCTGATAATGTTGCCGATAAAGTAGAGTAGCTGGTATCACTGGCAAAAGATATCTTAAGTATATTAGTTGGAAATGTCTGATAGGGCATTGAGTTACCGCCAGCAAGATATGCTCCAGTAGAGCCGTTTTCAGCTCCTGATGTGTTTGCCCTGGAGGTGGCTGTGGCATCTGCCCACACACTGCTCGCTGTGCTACTAGAAGTGTTAAATTTAACTAACCCCCCGTAGTAATATGGGCCGGCTGGGGTACCTCCCCCAAAGTAAATTGAAGGGCTATTGCTAAAGGTGTAGTTTCCAAAAGGGCCTATATTACTAAAACTTTGTAGGGCAGTAGATGTCGTAATAGTATCGGTTGAAAAATTCCAAGCGTTTACTATAGCACCGGACATGGCGGTCGTTGGGTTAGTGACATAGTAAGCGGCAGCGGGGGTAAACCCGCCCCTATAAGTACCTGCTAGCTGGGACGGAGTACCTAAAGTAGAAATAGTTTCCGTACCTAGGTTAAATTTATTTATAGCAGAGCCGCCTAGAAGGGCATAGCCATTTATGTTGGAACTAAACGCTGTGCTGAGGGTGAACGCAGAGAACGTTAAGGTAGCGGATAACGTAGAAAAAGTCTCTGTGTTAAACGGCATCTTATTTATTGCCGTTGAGCTTCCTTCACCTGGGGTAAACATCGAAGGATTAAGGGGTAAGTACCCCAAGTTTCCTACGAGCATGGAGCGGTAATCCCATTTTTCCTTAATTCCGCTTCTAGTCATAGATCTATTCAATTGGGACATACTCCTCGAGCTGCTCGTCAAAGATGTGGGGCTCCCCGCCTTCTGGTGGGTACTGCCCAGGCTCTATAAACCGGTCTAGCTCTTCGTCATAGGTGTAGCCAACTCCGGCAAATACCCCGCGGAAGTTGTTGTTATAAGAGGTCTTAACCCAGCGACCGCCTAAATTTTCCATGATCCATCTGTAGCCTTCATCGCCATTAGGGTCATTGTTGTCCCCCACAATAACCCTAATTACTACATTGTCTTCATTAAGTTCAGCCCAGTGAGCCATTACCCACCAACCGATGCTTTTGTATAACGGAAGATTACTATTCCAGAACCGCCGTTACCGACAGTGCCGCCCACGCTCTGTGCAGTAGTACTACTAGTAGCGTAGTAACCACCGCCGCCGCCTCCGCCGCCCGTATTCGCAGCCCCGGTAGTCGGGCCGGTGGGAGTAGCGCCCACCGATGCTTGCCCAAGTCCTGTACCCCCGCCGCCGTTGCCGCCGGCTGCGGCTCCAGCCCCCGCGTAGTAAATCCCGCCGCTTTGATAAAGACCCATGCCGCCGCCGCCGCCGCCGCCGATCCAGTAAGTTCCAGAAACATTTTGGCCCGCCGAGCAAGCTTGAAGCCACGACGAGTATGCAGAAGTGCCATTGCCGCCGCCACCGCCGGGAGATGCGGTGTTAGTAGTAGTCGTGCTTCCATTAGCACCGTTGTTACCGTTACCGGCACCACCGCCGCCACCGCCGTTACGGGACCCGTTATAAATAGCAGATCCTCCAGTACCTCCGGCACCGGCAGCTCCTGCGACAGTTGCGCCGCTACCACCTCCGCCGCCACCGCCGTTTGATGTAGGGGCCTGTGTAACAACCCCTGGGCAGCACACGCTACCGCTCCACCCGCCAAAGCCTCCTACAAGACCTTGAGTTCCACCGCCGCTGGTTGGGGTTACAGTAGACGCTGTTGCATCAAGCATGTAACCATTACTGGTGTTTTGCGCTCCACCAGCAGCTACTACTACTGAAAAACTGCCTGTGGCAAACACGGCGTTTGTCCAAACGCTAACTATTCCGGCACCGCCACCGCCACCGCCTTGGTGGGCAGCTGTATAGCTTCTTCCACCGCCGCCTCCGCCACCCACGAGCATCACATCCGCAGTAAGGGAGGCGTTTGCTGGGTAACCACCAGAAACAACTAAGCTACCGCTGGCTCTGAAAGCGCGGTAGTAATAGGTTGCGTCAGAATAAAGGGTGCCGCCTGTGACCGTAGGGTAAGGAAAATTTGGGCTATTTTCCGCAAGTGCGCTGCTGTATTTTTTAAAGGTGGAAACCCCAGAGCGCTTAAGAGATTGAATTGCCATGCGGCCGCTCCTTAGCTAATTTCGGACCCGAACAGGTTAAAGCTTAAGTTAGCGGTAGATGCGTAGACAGTAACTACGTCAGTTGCGGCCAGTGTGATACCCAGAGTCAATGTGGTGGAATCTGATAGGCCGACAGTAATGTCGTAAGCAATGTAGTGCTGGTTGGCTAGCGTTGCGCCGGATGGTCTAATTGCAATACGGTATGTCGCTGCGCTTGTAGTACGGTTGGCGATCACAATAGTGGAAATTACTGCATTCTTACCGGCACCTACGGTGTAGATGTCAGTTGCAGTAGTGGCTGATGGTGCCGATTGTGCGAGAACCTTGTAAACGGTAGGCATGTCTTATCTCCTATAGATATATATATTATATTATGCGCCCATTAGTAAGAATGGATCAAGTCCGCCAGCGCTAGGCGTAGTCCAAGTAGGGCTTGTACCGGTACCTGAAGATGTAAGCACCTGACCCGCTGTACCATTACTTCCGACAGGAAGAGTTATGGGCGAGTTTGAGCCGCTAAATGTGATGCCTCCGCTAAATGTAGCTGCACCAGAATGACTAGAAGTGCTTTCTAGGGTTACTGAGGTTTTAAATACTCTTGCCATAGCTTAAGCCTAGCCTACAATAACGTACTGGAATCCAGTCAAGGTCTGTGAAGAAGCAAATGTAAATGTCGTAGTTCCGCTGTTGGTAGACGCATTTAGCACATCCACTTCAACCAAGTTACCGCTAGTGTCAAAGATCTGGGCAGTAACCCACTGACCAAGGCCGTGGTTCACAACCATTGCTGTACCAGTACCAATACCGACGCCGGCTACGCGGCGAGCAGAGGTGATTGTTCCAGAAGCGGCTGTAGCTGTAGCTGTAGAAGTAGTGGTGCCTAGCGCGGTAAACGGAACAGACGTGTAAGTCACACCAGTTACGCGACCGTAGGTGTCAACCGTGATGTCGTCTACGATAGTAGAAGAGCTTGCCGAGCCAGAGTTGCTTGCTGTAACAGTTGCAAGGTTAACGGCATCGGCGGTTACGGTTAGCGTGGTAGAGGCAATGTCTAGCTGGTTAGGGTTAGTTCCATTAGTAACAAGACCGGCACCAGCAAGGGTGGCAGAGGATCCAGAGAACTGTGACCAAGTAACAGCTGAGGTACCGATAGTAGTAACGATAGCGGTCTCTACGAATCCGTTACCGCCGTTTGATGTACCTGCAAGAACGTATACCAGGTCACCGGCTTCAAGCTCCGGAACCTGGTCGTTGTCAGTTGCACGAGTAAATACAAACGAAGTGGTGTTTCCAACCTCACCGACAGAGGTTACAGTGTAAATACCGTTCTGAAGTGCAGACGCCTGGTTTTTAATTAGAACGCGGTCAGTAACAGTTAGAGACTGGCCGTCAATTGTGATAGCAGTCCAGTTTGAGGATGTTCCGATGGTAAGCGTTGCACCCTGGCCGCTAGACCCATTTGCATAGGTAGTCGTGATAGTACCGCCAACAAGGTTGCCAGTGGTGCCCAGTGCGCCAGTGGTGGCGTAGTTAACGGCATCGTGTGAGTTAAGGCCCTGGGATACGTTATCAACGTACGATTTAGTAGCGGCATCGTCTCCTGCGGTAGGAGTTCCAAGACCGGTGATCTTGCTTCCACCCATAGCGATAGCACCAGACATAGTGCCACCTGCCTTTGGAAGGGCGGCATTAGCTAGGTCGTAGGCAGACTTAACGCTGTTTGGGGTAGCGGCAGTCGTAGTGCTGGTAGACGAAGTAGAGTCAGTTAGGGAGACAATACCTGCAGTCGAGGTAGAGCCAGTAGCAACGCTTAGTGTACGGGCTGTGCCACCTGTGTAGGTAGTGCCAGCATCGTAAGAAAGTCCGGTTCCTAGGCTAAGAGCGCCTAGGGTGCTACCCAGAGAAACGCCAGAAATAGTTGAGTTAGTAAGGCCAGCGTTAGGGATTGTGGCTACAGACCCTAGAACACCGCTGCCGTTATTGGTCACATAACCAGCAGTGGTAAGCGGCGTAGTAATGGTGCCGCTAAACGTAGGCCCTGAAAGGGTAAGACCTGCAATTGTGGTAACTGTGTCACCTAGGGCTACAGAGGTGCTACCAAGTGTGAAAGACCCAGCGCCTGAAGATATAGTCTTCCAGCCAGTGTTGTCACGGTACTTAAGGACGTGCAGGGTGGAGTCATACTGGATACGGCCAGTACCTGACGTGATGGAGTTGATAGACGTAGTCGATAGGTTACCTACCGCAGCGTCTTGAAGTTCAAGACCATTCAGGTTTATTGGGGTATAAAAATTACGAGCCATTTACTTTCCTAAGATAGATACGCAAATCCGGTTGTGCCGAAGCCAAAGTCGATAGTTAGAGTAGTAGCGCTCGTGTAGTTCACTGTGCCCTCCATGCTGAAACCAGCGGAGTCTGTGGTAGTGACGTTAGGTTTGAAACTCAGATTGTGTGTAATGCTCCAAGTAGAGGATACCGCATTTTGCGTGTGGGTGTATGCGATAGTGGGCGTAGTTCCAGCAGGTCCTTGAGGTCCAGTAGCACCAGTAGCACCAGTAGCACCAGTAGCGCCAGCAGGACCAGTTTCTCCTGGAGGGCCTGGCTGGCCCTCAAGTACTGATATTTGAGGTGGGGGTGTTGTCGGCGTTACCGCCGGAGTTACTGTTACTGTGACAGACGGAGAGGGCGTTACTATTACGTCTACCATTAAGCTGTCGTCACCTCTCGGTTTACAAACACCTGACCGCGTAGGTAAGTGCGTGTAAAGGTAGGATCTGACAGAGAAGTTGCTTGGATATCCCAGGCGCATCGTACAGGAAGAATATCAGTCTGCTCTTTAGTAAGCGACACGGTCAGCTTCTTTAGAGTCGAGCTATTTACAGCAATACCCATAGTTGCCCACAACGTAGGCGATCCTGGGTAAGTACGGATCTGAGCCTTGAATACCAAGTCATTAAAGTTAGTGTCGTCTGGGAAGTCTAGAGTTACAGAGAAGTTGTCGCCCTCTTCAATAACCAAGTCGTAGATTCCAACGGTAGTAGGAAGCGGCCCACGACCAGTAAGGTCGTTCTGCAAATAGACTCTCTCCGGCTTTCTGCCGTCATCAATTTCCTGAGCCATGTAAACAGGTACAAGCTTGTTCGTTGTCCTGCTCACGCGGCGTAGAACGCCCATTTCGATACGCCAGAGGCCGATGTTAAGGGCAGAACAAATGTTGCGGTATTGTTCCTGGCGCTGGGCAATAAGTCCCATGAGCTGGCTGTAGCGCTGCGCTCGCGGGATTGTAACGCCATCCGGTGCTTGGATGTCGATATCGAAAGAAGCGTCTGTTGCCAGAGCGTATAGGGCCTCTATGGTAGATAAGATCGTTATTGGATAGACCTCGACCTCTGGCAACATGCTAATGTTCATCTGTCGACCGAAACCGTCTGTGCGGTTATAGGTGTGCTGGGTCACAGCAGTATTAACAAAATACTCAATTTCGGCATCAGAGAAGTATCGGTAAACGCTACCAACTACCTTAAGGATAACGTTAGACGCAGGGGCAGTAACGGTATGAACAACACCAATACTCGCCTCAACTGTGTAGGTTGTTGGGTTGGTAAGGGTTGTGCTACCTGAAGTAACTAGAAGAGTGTTAGCATCAATCGGCTTAACGCCGAGATTAAAGTCTTTAGTTGCGCCGTCCCCCGTGAACGACTTAGTGAACTGACGAGGCTGGTCGTTCAGTTCAGTTCTTACCTTAGCCACTAGGTCTAAGAGAGTTGCCATTTAATAGCCCCTAACGGATTCACTATAACTATGGTGCCTTAAATGTAAGGAAAAGTCTGGATAAACGAAACAGCGGGCACTAGGCCCGCTGAGTCGTAGGAAGCTGTGTCTAGTAACGAGTGGCTAGGTAGCCCTTTTGCTCTAGGTGATAAGCAACCTCTGGGGTCACTTCGTACTTCTGACCAGCCTTAAAAGTGTAGTAATTGCCAGCGCCTAGAGTCATCGATTCGATGTCCTCTGCAACTCGGATTACGACAGTCTTGCCGCTTGCGCCTGTAGTTGTGATGTCGTCTACTACGATAGTCTCAACTAGGTTTGGCTTGGTTGCGTCGAGAATTTCAGTCTCGACCTTGAAAGCTGCTTCTGCAGTAGCAAGCGCCATTTCAGTAGCGCGTTCCTGCATAGCCTCTAGATTTTCTTGCGCAAGCTTGTCGCGCTGACGTCCTGTAAAGTCGGTTGCCTTTTTTTGTGTAGCCACGGGGTATTCTCCTGATTAGTAACTGATGGGGGGTGAAAAGTGGGGGGCCATCTCTGACCCCCCACTAATCGGGGTACTACTAGTTGGTTTCTGCAATCACAACAGCCTGGTCAGTGATTAGACCAAGACCGAAGATTGAGTACCAAGCGAGGGCGTGCTCACGACCGAAGTCAAGAATACCGCCGTCACGAAGCTCTACTGGAAGAGAGATCGCGTGACCGAATGCGTTGTCACCAATGAAGATGGCGTCGTAGCGGTCAGACGAACCGTTACCGGTAAAGTCGTTTGGAGTGATGTAACCTCCACCAGGAGTTACTGTGTAAGCAGCAGCTGTGTCGGTGGTGTAGTTGGTACCTGCACCGTTAGGTGTACGGCGAACCTGAGTGGTCTCGATGAATACGGTGTCGTATAGACGGCCGATCTCACCTAGCATGAAGTTACCAGGTGCAGCGTACTTGGTTACTTCGATGAACTCTGGGTTGTCGCGTAGACGACGGCTCTGGTGTGGGTGAACGAACGCAACGTAAGTCTCACCTAGTCGTGGGATGTTCTTGGTCGAGAGTGTCTCAACTGCATCCTTGACGGTGCGAGGGCTTAGGTAGTTCTGACCGGTCATCGAAGCACGGCTTGTACCGTTAACTCCGTAAGCGTACCAGTTGTTTACACCAGCAAGACCTGAACGGTCCTCACCGTAGATTGTAGAAGTCGCGCTGTATAGAGTGTCGCGTGACAACTTGTCTAGGTAAAGAGCCATGTTACGGCCTAGAAGACGCGAAGCTGAAGCCATTACGTCATCGAACGAAGCGTTTAGAAGAAGCTCTGATACAGCAAGTGCGTATCCGTGCTCTGAAACGGTGATCGAGAACTGCTGTGCAGTCAGTGCGTTGGTCTGCATACGTACACCTTCAACGAGCGGTGAAGCTGCTCCGAGGTTGTTGTAACGCAGGAAGTTAATCTGAAGACCAGGTGCAACACCTAGTTCTGTCTTCTTAACTGCGAACTGCTCAAAGCGAAGGATCGGCATAGCCTGGAAAAGGATTTCCTTTGACCAGATCTGCTGAATCGCCTGAGTTAGCTGGGTGTTTGTACCCGAGTATGAGGTTGGGGCTGCGGCTAGATTGCCGGTACCCGTAATACCTGATGCCATTGGTTTGTCTCCTTAAAGACTTAGTGGTTGAGGTTGGGTTAGTTTCCGAACAGTCCCTGGGAGCGTCCCTGAGCCGTTGGGCTCAGTAGGCGCTGTCGATATTTAGCGTATTCGTTCATCGGCATGGCTGCAATTTCATCAGCCGTGTAGTTTCTTTGCTCCGAATTAATGTCCATTGGCCCGGCGGGAGGAGTTGTTACACTCGTTCCCTTCATTTCCTTACGAGCATTCTGCATTGCTGCTTGAGCACTCTCAAGAATACGAGCTGAGCGCTCTTTCAAGCCCTCGATGCTCTGTGCGATCTCTTCGCGGGTGTTTCCGCCTACAAGATCCAATAGTTCGGGAATGATGTTTTCCCGCTCAGCTTCCAAAACGTCAGTTTTAAAAGACTGGATGTCAGCAAATTGCTTCTCGCGCTCCAGCGTTGCAAATAGGCGTTCACGCTCCTGGCGTTCACGCTCCAACTGCTCGTTGAACTCCTGTTCCTTCTGCTTTAGAAGGTCCCGAACGTCCATCTCTGCCTCAGCCTTGGCGCGGGCTTCCGCATCCCTGGCTTCTTTCTCAGCGAGTTTAGCCTGGACCTCTTCATCTCGGAGCTTCTTTAGCTCTTCGAGTTCGGCCTTGTACTTCTCGATCTGAGGGTAGAGTTTATCCTTCTCCTGCGCACGAACTTTAGCGAGATCATCGTCAGTGTAAAACTTTGACGACTTCTCATTCTGCGTCTGGGTGAAGGTAGACGTGTCCGTAGCAATTGACGCGTCAGCGTCGGGGCTTACTACGACTGGAGTTACTCCTGCTTCGGCTTCAAAAGCCTCTGCAGCAGCTGATGGGGTTTCTGCTGTGCTCAATTTATTTCCTTTATTCTATAGGTCGTTTTCCAAATGCACCTAGGTGCGTAGCTCGTATGACCGCTCAATGGTTTCAGTATCAAGTATGACTTGACACTTTTGTTTTTTTGGTGCTAAACCCTAATTATTTCTCGTAATCTTGCGGTACTTGCCTCTGTGGGAGACGAGTTCCGTAAGCTTCGGTGACAAGTCGTGTTCTGACTTTCTGCTCACCTAGGCGTAGGTTATCGAGAATAGCTGGGTCTAGGACTTGGGTGCTGCCAGTGGCCTGTTCAGCCATAGCAACTTGCTCAGGTGCAGCCGGGGTAGCCTGTCCGTCAGGTCCAGTGGCCATACCAGTGAGCGACATGATCTCATTTTGGATCTCTGTCTTAATAAGGTTGAGGGAGCCCTCTGCCAGAGCGTCGTCAATAAGTTCCTGACGAATCTCCTGTAGCTTCGACTCTGGGAACTCCTCGCCTAGGTCGCGCAGCGCGCCTTCCTTAGACTGAAGACCAAGCGATAGAAGTGACTGAATTTCGTTCAGCACGATTAGCTTGTCTAGCGGTAGCGGTGGAGGGAAGTGGCAGTAGGTGCGGTACGTGTGCGGGTCGTTAGGGTCAAGCTGAATAAGCTGGTCAGGCTTAGGTGGAGTCTCGCTGTCAGGGTCAAACATAAATGTTTCTGGCTCTTTAATAGCGAGGGTCTTAAGTACAAGCTCATTGATACGCTCTAGGCCGTGCGCGTACTGCACGATCTTCTGGTGGTAGCGGTTCATCAAAGGCTGGAACTGAATAGAAAGAGCAACACCAGAAGTGTTAGAGATAGGCTGTGCCTGACCAAGAGCAGTCTCAGGAACACCAGTCATTTCGTGCATAGCCTTCTTTAGGCGGTCCATGAAGTCCATAGCGCCCTTGAGGCCTGTGCCGCCGCCCTCAAGGTTCATAACCTTAGCGTCCTTTGGCAGACCGCCCCAAACCTTGTTAGCGCCCTTCTCAAGCTGGCTAGCCTTTGCGCCTGTGATAACGGTTACAGGAGCGGCGTGGTAGTTAACGATGTCTGCGATGTCTGTAGCGACCTCGTTGTACGTGCGGTTAATGTTGATAATTTCATTACAGTCGCTAAGGCCCCAAGGAGAACCAGAGACACGAACATTAGGAATATGAATGATAGGAATAACACCAAGTGGGTTAGGGCGCGAGTCAATAAGTTCATCATTAATGTACTCTTCAATCATGTCGTCAGTAAGGATTTCGGTGTAGGTGTAAACCTGGCGGGTTCCTTCTAGCGAGGTGCCCCAGAAACGGTACTTGAGCTTGAAGCGGATAAGGCGCTCGCGGTCGTGAGGGTGGAACTCAGGGAAAGCAAAAGAAGAGTTAAGCGGAAGAATGCGAACACGGCCCGGGTGGATCATTCCAGCTGGGTCTTGGTATCCCTCTTCGTACGCAACCTTGATAAAGCAGTCGCCTGACACACCGCCCTGCTGACCAATCTCCCAAAGGACGGTAGCCTTATTGTTGTCTACTTCCCAGACACGCTCTAGAAGGGACGGCAGGATAGCTTCGGTGGCCTTCTCGCTGCGGAACTGTACGCCCTTGCTGAAGGTAAAGTTAATAATAAAGTCTGTGATTGCTCGGTAGTAATTTAGAACAATAGAAGATTCGCCAGCCTGACGGCGGTAAGAAGTGTGGTGGCCTAGGTACATGGCCCAGTTCAAAGAGTAACGGTTTAGACGAGGACCGTGGACCTCAAATTCTTCATCAGCAAGCTCAACAAGACCCAATGGGGAAATGGAGATAGTGAGGTCGGAAGACGCAGCTCTATAGCTTGGTGGGGAAAAATCAATTGACATGCTTTAGCGCGCTTCCAGGGTTGTAATCAGCATTTTTTTATTTTACACCTAAAGTGTATCGTAATTAAATATTTGTAGTTTGGAGTGTTTCGAGTTATCTAGATCTTTTTAGTAACTTTTTTAGTGACTTGTTTAGTGACTTTAGTTTTAGACTTCTCTTCCTGCTTATCCATCTTTTCCTGGGCGTAGTCTCGGAATCTAGGGTCTACATCCTTCTCGGAATCGACAAAGCGGCCGCCTAGCTGCACATAACGTGAGTGCACCCAGTGAGCCGCTGCAGGTGAAGGGTATTTAGCAAACTTAACCTTTGCTTGTGTGGTGGTCATGTTCCACAGCTTAGGGTTAGCAGGAATCTGTCTAGGAGTTTCCTTTACTTCTTGGCCTTTAATTAAAGCCATAACACACCACCTTAGATGCTAGTGCACCCCGCCCGCTGCGGTTAGCAGCGAGCGAGGGCAATAAGCAATTACTAGTCCTGGACCTGAGCAGGGTTTGGGTGCTGCTGGTGAGAACCGCTAACGAACTTTTCTTCGTAGGTGTTCTGACCGTAGTCCTGGAACGAACCGCTAGAGAATTCCTGAAGGAAATCAGGTGCTTCTACCCACGATGCTGAACCGACGTGAGCACGCTCGCTCATGGTCTCTTCAGCAGTCTTTGTGTGGACAGCCTGGTTGCGGTTTGGGCGACCTGGTGCTGGCATGTAGCCCTGCATTGCTCCACGCGAGAATTCGTTTGGAACGTCGGTGTCAGTGCCGATACCCTCTTCAAAGCGAAGTGGGCCGCGCTGGCCAGGAACTGCTGCAGATACCTTACGGTCGTAAGTTGTTCCCGGCTTTTCTGGGAACTTTGGAGCTGGGGCGATTGACATAAATATTCTCCTAAAAGGTTGAGGCCTCCATACAAGTGTTGCCCTAAATTGATTATTTTGCAGGATAAACGCAATTTATCTAAAAAATGGTGAGGAAGAAACTTCTACCTGCGGCATAGTCAAATCTATGGTCAAAGACACGGCTATCGCTAGGCTGTCGGCGTAGTCATCGTGCGCGTGCGCCTCGTCCGGCGCGTGAGCTAGGAAATTAGGTCCAGTGAACTTAGTCTCTAGATCAGTCATCTGCTGGTAAAAGCGCTTCCAGGTGCGGAGGCGTCGGGTCTTGGCGTGGGCCGGCCAGCCTACCATTCGCCTGTCCAGCAGCTGCTTTAGGTGCTTCCAGCGCTTTGATTGCTCTGGCTGGCTCGACCCAATTGAATATACCTCTGAACGGGGGAGTAGCAGCCTCAGACGCTGGGCTACAGCATCTCCAACTCCATTCGCGTCTACGCCCACAGCTAAGACATTGTAGTTCTCTAAGAAGTTTACTATCTGAAAGTATTGGTCTTCCCAATCGTCACCTTGAATCTCTAGCCAATTTAATATACGGTGGTCAAAATAACCGAACTCGTCTGGGCGATCCCAGTCTACCCATAGTACCGTTACTACAGTAGAGTCCATCTTACGGGCGGGGTCAATGCCCACCACACAAGCTGTTCGGTGCCAGGCCTTTACAACCTCTTGTGAAGTGTCGCCCAGCTCGTCCATAACGCCTGAAGTAACAAACATACCTCGCTCAAGGAGCCACTTGCAGTTGTATGACATTTGGAACTCGTCAGAGTCCTCGCCGATGCGTAGGGACTCTTTCTTAATAAACTTACCGTATTCTACGCTCACCTTAGAGACGTCACGCCAATCCCACTGGAAGTGGTTTTGCTTTGTTCCGCGCCCGGTCTGTCGGCGCTTATTCATTTGAATAGCGCGATAAAAGTTGTTCTTGTGCGTAGTAGGGGTTCCGGTCTTAACCATCGTACCGTTAGTAGAAGCAAGCATAGGACCAATAGACTTGGCCACGATAAAGTCGTCGGCTTCCTGACACTCATCGATAACAATAAGGTGGAAGGTCTTAGACTCAATCTTTGCGCGGGGGTTAGCAGTCATCATCATTACTGATGAACCAGAGTTCTTTAGCTTTACCTGCTTAGTGACGCCGGCAACCTTCTTTGCCTCATCATCAATCTCTGGATCTCCCAGAATCTCTAGAGCATGGTCGCTAGTAAGACGCGAGATAACACGGCTGAACAGTGTTTCTGCCTGACCCTCTACAGGGGCAAATAGCCCTACCCAAAGGCCGTGCTTAAACCTACCCAACAAATCAGGGTACATCTTAGCCAAACGGGGCAGGATGACCATAAGAGCGGCTACGGTGTCTGCTACGGTCTCAGACTTACCTGACTGACGAGAAGCTAGCGCAGTAATCTCTTCGCCGTCGTTAATAATGACTGATTCTATTAAGCGGCGAGCTAACGGCTTTTGGTAGGTGCGCAGGTCATGCCCAACTAAAGCCTTCATAAAGATCATGATCTTATCGACGAGTGTCTCTACAAATTCGCGAGAGAGCTCATCCAGGCCGTCGTCGTACTCGTCCGCTAACTCATCGTCAGGGTTCTCTTGTTCCTCGAAATCATCTTCGTAGAAATCTTCTAAATCGCTCATTTAATACACCTTAAAAATAAGTAACCCTGAGCCAACACGACTCAGGGTTACTAAGTGCCACACGGGAGAGAGGAGGTTGGCTATTTAATAATAGCAGAACTAAATAGTAAAGTATTAAAATAGAGGCGTAATTCTTTTATTTAATTCGTTTGTAACGGCATGCACGGCCTCTGCAGCTGTAAGTAATTCTCCGGCAGTTTCTTTTCCCGGGTTTCTTTCATACGCGCTGGTCAATCTACCTAGCTCATAAATAGCTTGGTCTAACCATACGGTTAAGTCGTTGGTAGGTATGCGAGATACTCGCTTAGAGATCTTTTCTGAGAACGGCTTATCCCACTTACGGCGGCTACTAAAAATCCTCAAGTTCGCCTACCTTTTGCCAGGTTTTGATTTCCTCTGGCTTTGGTGCCTTGTCGAACGCCTTAACGGCCTTTTGCAAAGCTACGTCTTCATGTACTGGCTTGCCCCAAATTCCAAAGGCATAACCGCGAGGTGCGAATGGTACCCAGAACACGATGCAAACGGCGCTCTCTCGGAACGGCTCTTCGGTTTCCTGCGACCAGCCCCACTCAAACATTGGTCGAATTGGGTGCTTTAGTTTGATGGTGTCTACGTATAGTGATCCGATTGACTTCATTGGGTTCCTTTATTGATTCGGTTTATTACTAGGATACATGTAATCTGCAAATTTTTGCACATCGTTCATCTGAGCGCGACGGTTGCGCGGCATGTTAGTCACATCTGCCGGCCCCATGTCAGCCCAGTTGTCTAGGCCAGAACTACGCAAGAACTTTCCCTTAGAAGGAGCAGAGTTAAAGCTTAGCCACATCGAGGCTGGGACCTCACGGTATTCCCACCAAGTGCCATCCCTAAAGATGACGGTCATTGTGTTAGTTGTGTAGTCGTACCCAGCTTGTAGCGTGCGAGGCCTGTCTGGGTTAGAAGAAGATGTTACAGACAGCAATGGTCCGCCCTGATCCATAGTTTCAAAGTCTGTGTCTTCTTTAGGAGAGACCTCTGCCATCATGGTATCGCGCCACTCCGCCGGAGTAGATGGTTTAGGTGGCAGGAACGTTTTTTCCCAGGTCTTAGACACTCCCGCGCCTCGGCTGAGGTCATCCCAGCTTGGGATGCTTGGTCTTTTAGCCATTTATTCTCCGCAGATATGAGCTTCTATTTCTTCTTCCGTTACGCGAAGGTCGCAGTGTCGGCATCTAAAATAGCGAGCAGGTCTGTAATTGTTCTGGGCGGTAGCGCCTGGTTCTAGACTAGACGAGCCATCGTCGTCTTCGCTAGCATAGTCGTAGATAATCTCTGGTTCGTCAAACAACTCTACCGGAAAAGGGCCGTAAGGCTCGTGTACCCTTTTGGGCACTGGGTGGGCTTGTACAGCCTGTACCCGAACAATTTTCATTATTCGGCTTCGTCTGAAGAAGGCTCTTCTACTACGGGCTCTTCTACTGAGGCCTCTTCTACAACAGGGGTAGACTTCTTCTTAGAAGAGGTTACTACAGGCTCGTCTAGAGGGAATAGGCCTAGGTGTGCCTGTGCCTTGTATGAGAGGGGAAGGTGCTTCTCGCAGTAGTAGCGTACGTTGGCTACTATAGGGTCGATCTTATAGAGAGCTGATTCTGAACAGTTAGCGCAGTTCATAGGTTTCCTTAGTAGTTAAATGAATTAATAGGTATAGTCTACCAGATTTAGCGGATTGTTTCTTTAATGTGCTGATCGAACTTGCCTTCTAGCGAGGCCACGTCTACCTTAAGCTCAACTACGTCAGAGCGAATGCCCTTTACCTCATCTCTTAGGGATGAGCCTGAGTTCGGCTTAAGTTCGGACAAATACTCTTTAATTAAACCACTGACAACGCGATTAGTGTGGTTGCGCATAATGCGTGCGAGTAGGGTGCCGACAAAAGCTAGCACTGTGGCGAAGGCGGCGAGCGTGGTGGCTAGCTCTGCAATTGTCATTAGAAAATCCTATTTAATTCGGCAAAAAAGCATTAGTAAAAGTGTCGCATTTTTTGACTTTACAAACGGGCTTAACTTCTGAAAAATTACCACTTATGCAGCGGGCACTCAGCATGTTTGATTGTGGTTTTAGCTTTCATAAAGCAACCGCACTTTTTGCACTGCAGTAATCCCTGTATTAGTTCAGGGCATGATTTGCAAATATCTAGGCGAATGGCCGCCTCTTCTTTAGATACGTACTCGGTATTAGGGTTTATGAGGTCCCAGGGCCTAGATGCCTTGTTTACTTCGCCTGATCGAGCTTCCACCAAAGACTTAGAATAATCTTCGGGATTAGCTTTATATTTTTCCCACTCACTCAGGTCGGCCATAGCGAACCTCAAAACTAACGCCTGTTCTATAGGCAGCAGCAAGCGCTGCGTGCTCTACTAGAGAAGGGTCTAACAAGTGAACATAAACGCATACCTCATCCACGACAAACGCAAAATAAAGCATGTCGGGCAACAGGCGGGGGTATTTTTCGGTCTCAAACTCTGAGCCATTCCAGCGAGCTCCGCGGGCTGGCTCCCAACCCATTCCGGTAATCTCAACAATAAGCGTTGGGTTTTCTGCGATAGTTAGCCAATGGCGGGCTTTATCTAAGTCAGTTAAATAAACGGCTTGTACCAGGTCGTCGCCAACCTTTATTTCTACTACCGCTTTTACGTTTTCAAACATGTTAAGAGTATACAGCTTTAGCTAGCCCTCAATGCAGATGTTGCCATCTACAATCACAACTCGGTTAGCGCAAGTTGTTCCGCAGCAAGGATCGTACTGAGCGTAAATGTATCTAACTCGGTTAACCCCATAAGGGCCGCATGTGAACTCCCCGGTATCCTGGCAACAAGCAGTGCAGGGGTAGGCGCTACAGTCCGGGTAACTGTAAATTTCGGAGCCGGAGCAGACCCAGCCATACGGATAGCCATAATTAGCTTGCATCTGGTTGCACGCGGCAGACACGTCGGTATACCCATCCATGAATGAGGCACCGCCGGTGCCTGTGTTCACGCCTGAACAAAAAGCAAAGTAAATAGTTACTCCGGTAGGTGCCGGCGCTGCCACTGAGATGTTTACAGAGTATGTGGCAGTGTTAACGCCATTTTCTGCGGTAACTACGATGCTCTTAGTGTTCGGGTTGCCGCTGTAGGATACAGAGACTGTCCCCAAGCCAGTAGCCGTAGCTCCCGCAGGTATTGTGGCGGCTAGTACCACTGAAGTGGTGCCATTGGATACAGGATAAGTACCACCATTAGCTACCGCGTTACCGTTTACAGTCAGGTTAGTTAAGGTTGTATCGGCTGAAAGCGGGTACGGGTAAGCAGTTACCCAAGCGCCATTTACTTTAGACTTAACGCCAGTAGCCAGCTTCCAGGTACCCGCTACTTTTACATAAGTTGCAGAAACGGTACGCCATTCACCGCTTACTTTAACCTTGCTTCTATAGACGTCAGGCACGAAGGCTCCTTAAGCGTAGACGATCCAGACATCTCCATTTTGACCGTCGGTAGATGTAGGAGCCGAGGTTGAAACAAAAATGTTGCGCTGACCGTCGTCATTGCTAGGAAGAATAGTAGTGCCGTAAGAGGTCACATCACTTGGGCGTGCCATTAGCTAATCTCAATTCCACTTACTAGGTAAGTAATTACTGAGCCCGTAGCAGCAAGCATAGATAGCTTCTCGCCCACGGTGATTGGGATGTCAGCTGCCCAGATAAGCTGCGAGTTAGGGGCAACAGTCAGTGAGCTGATGATTGCGTTGGAGGCACCTGCGCTAGCGCCTACTGGAAGAATGTAAGCAGTAACTGCTACAGCGGAGGCTGAAGTGTTATTAATAATAATCTGCTTAATAACCGCTGTACTAGGAGCGGTGTAAATAGCAGTAGCCGAAGTAGATAGCTGGGCTGGTCCAGCAAGTCTCTTAGGGGTATAGGTGGCCATTACGGTCCTTTCAAATGCTTCAGGTCAAGGATAAACTATTATCCCAAATAAATCAGGCTATCTAGTTCCCCACCAGTGTCTGCCGGGGTTGTTGTATGTAAGGATACTTGGTTTTTCCAAAGTATTCAGGTAAATCTTTCGGATGCCAAAACGCGAATCATTTATTTGAACTGGCTTAAAAACAGCGCTCTTAAACTCTTTTTTATTTTTCACGGCGTCCACCTTCCCCACTGGATCAGGTTAGTTCGCTGACCAGGAAGGCCGTAATCTCCGACACGCATAATGGCGTCTCGAAACTCTCGCGTTCTTCCTGAAGGCTTCATTTACTTCCAAGTACCGTCTGACTGACGGGTTACTTCTTGATAGCCCGGGGACGTAGGCTTGCGAGGTGCACGCGGGGCAGATGGAGCAGGAGGGGTAGGGGCAGAAGCTACTGGCTGCGCACCCGCCTTCGGCCCACCAGCCTTCTTAGCCTTAGAATTTGCAAGTGCGTTTGATACAGCGCTTCCTGCGGCTTCTCCAAGCTTAGCGCCGACTTCTCCGCCTACTGCGGCACCTGCAGGGTTCTTAACGGCTGCGGCTCCTAGGGCAGTTCCAATAGTGCCGCCAATTGCAGCACCTACCTCAGCACCGCGGCTCTTAGATCCTGTAGAAGGCTTAGGAGGGGTTTTAGCAGTCTGACGGCTACGTGTAGCAGCTGGTTTTGCTTCTGCCTTTGCTGCGGCCTCTGCTCGGCGCTGGGTGTAGGCGTTCTTTACGCCTCTGTCACCGTACTCTACGCCACTGGCAAAAGTGCCTTCTGGAGATAGTTCGTGAGACTTACCTAGGTAATCAAGACGACGAGCGTGCTCACGGTTAGCGTAAGCATCCATGTTTTCCCAGTGGGCTTGGCTAGGTTCGCCATTCCTACCAGATCTGTTAGATGGCCTATTGTCTGCAAAGTACTTGCCGGTAAGAATACCTGCAAGTACCGAGTTGTGGCCTCGGCTTGCTCCAGCCGCACTGGATATTTGATTTTGCGCTGCGCGCTCGATGTTTTCTGCCATGGTTCGATTGTAGAGCGTTTTAATAATTAATTACTGCTAAAAGAAAAAACCCCAGCCGATTGGCTGGGGTTCTTCTTTGGGAGCTATTAGCTTGCAGCTGCCCATGGGGTGATAGTGATTGTAGCGGTTGTTGCGATAGACGCAGCACCTGCTGCAGTTGACTGAGACTTGATAGTTCCAGCAACTGCCACAACTGCACCTGTAAGGCCTGTAAGAGCCAGTACTGTGGTTGCGGTTGATACGATTGTGAAGGTGTCGTCTGTGAGCTTAGTGATGGTGAAGGTTCCGTTAACACTTGAGTTACCAGTGGAAGAGATTGTGACCTTGTTGCCGGTAACAAATCCGTGTCCTGCATCTGTAATAGTCGCAATTGCAGAACCTGCTGTACGAGATACTGCTGTAACAACTCCAGCTGCGTTAGTTGCAGCAGTAGCAGTGGTGATGTTAGCGGCCTCGTAGCCAGCGTCCTTTAGCGCGTCAAGAGCAACAGCAGTGGTTGCGCCTAGAACGTTAGGAACGATGATGTAGCCGAGACCAGCGCCGTCAGCAGCTGTTAGTGCATCAGTTGCCTGAACCTTGCCGTACTGACCGGTAACAAGACCAGCGTTAGCAGAGTTAGTAACTGTGAACGAAGTAGCGTTTACAGATGCCACAGTGGCGCTAGTAAGGTTGTATGCCGAAGCAGTTAGTCCGGTAATGTTTACAACTTCGCCAACAGTCAAGAAGTTCTGTGAGGTGTAGGTGACTGTGGTTCCGTTACCAGATGCAGCAGTAACGATGAAGTTACCTTCGCCAGCAACGAATAGAGGGTAGCCTGACCATCCGGCCTCTGCGTCCGAGTGCCCGTCAAGAGCAGCGTTTAGTCGGTCTGAAGCAACCTGAGTAGTAGCCGACCAGTTGTAGTCTGCACCAACGCCTGGAAGGCGTCCAGCAGCAGCGGTAGCAACAGCAGTAGCGCCAGTAACAGCGGTTCCGGTAGCTGCGTTAGTTACAGTGAACTGTGTACCTGATACTGTACCAACTGCTACGTTAGTCAAGTTAAACGCAGAAGTCGATAGACCAGTGATGGTTACGATCTCGCCTACCTGAAGAGTGTTAGCAGATGTGTAAGTTACAACGCCACCTGAAGCCGAAGCCGCAGTAACAACGTAAGTCTTGTTCTGAGTCTGAGTAGAACCAGTGGTTCCACCAGTGTTGCTGATTGTAGCCGCACGGTCATCGTTTGGCTGCATAGGGAATTTTCCCCATACGAAATCTACGGCTTGCTGGCCGCTAGAATCTGTTGCCATGGTTTTTTCCTTAATCTCTAGAGAAGTAGTTACAGCGCCTGATCGGGACGCTACTAATAAGTATCGCGCCTAGGAGAAAGTTTAAAGGTCTAAACTAAATTATTTGTTTAGTAACCTTCAACACCGGAAGTGGAAGTGCTGGCAATAGATGGTGCAGAACCAGTAGCAGCAGGTGCCTCAGTAGGCTTGCTGCCCTCATTGCCGGTCGGGGTAGCAGCGCCCATAGAAGCGCCTGGAGTCTGAGTTGTGTTTGGGTACATTACTTGCCCTCTTTGTTTGTGGTGTGATCTACAACGTCATAACCATACATTCCATTGCCACGATCTGCGCGGTGCATTCTGACGTCCTTGCCCCAAATGTCTTTACCCATAGTCGAGGCAGCGCCGCAGTCAGGGCACGCCTCTAGGTTAGCTGGGTCGTGCTCACTTTGTAGCTTGCGCAGTTCAGCAAACTGATCTTTGTTTGGTTCCATTAGTTTTCGTACGCTTTCTTTACTTTAAGCTCTCGGGCTCTGTGTTGAGTGATGTCCTGAAGTAACTGAGCGCCGGCACTGGTATAGGTTCCTGGCCCCTCGTACTCGCCTTCAAATTCGCTTGGATCAACTAAAGCAGCTCTCATAGTAGCTGCCTTCTGAGCAGCTTTAGACATTCCGTGCTCTTCTAGCAGGTCAGGCAGCTGCTTGTCCTTCGGCTCCATTACTTCTCGTTTTCCTTCTTGCCGGCACGACGCTTGTTTTCCTTAGCGGTGTTAGCTCCGTGCTTAAGTGGGCGAAGGTTCGACATCTTGTCGTCAGAGTGATTGTTGTTCTTGTGGTCGACGTCGGTGCCCTTTGGGAGCTTGCCGTGCTTCTGCTCATACTTGAACTTAGCAGCATCTACAGACGTGCGAGAACCGTCCTTGTTTACGACAGACATCATAGGGCGTCCGCCATTCTTAGCGGAACCCTTGAATGGTCCGTAGACCTTCTTACCATCTTTAGTGGTAGCGGCCTTAGTCTTAGCCTTGCTTGCTGGTTTCTTCTCAGCCATTATTTCTTACCCTTATCGTCAGCGCGGGTCTCCAGGTCGGAAACGCAGTCGTCGCAGTAATTGTAATCCCCATAGAAGCCGTTGTGGAGCACGCCCTTGCAGTTGACGCAGTTAGGTAGCGGTCCGTTGACCTTGACAGGATTGTCCTTGCGCATGTGAGACATGTCGCCAAACTGATTGTCTTTAGACTCCATTAGAAATTTCCTCTGTAAGGGTTGCGTGCGACGTCCGATGCCGCAATAGAAACATTGTACCGCTGAACAGCACCTCTAGGACCGGTAAAGATACGATCGTTTACTCTGTGTACATCAGCTTCAAAAACGGGCTTTTTTGGGGTAAATACACCCGATTGGAACTCGTGAACGCGGCCGGCCATTAGTTCTCTTCCTTCTTTGGTTGCTCTTTTACTGACTTGTGCTTGATGCGGTTCTCAGGGTCGCCGCGGTAGGCGCTCATAGGACCGAATGGTGTACGACGCGCGATACGCTCGTCAGCCAGGTTGATTACTTCCGCATCCTTCTTAGGGAGCTGCGAGTCTTTAGGTTCCATCGTTCCATTATCTACTAGCCGGGAAGCTCTAGCCCTGTAAACGTTCGATTATACTTAAGATTTTTTGCATGTCAAGCTAGCTATTCGGGCGCGCAGCAGACAAAGCTACTTCAACTCTTCCAATCATCTATTAAAGTAGCTATTCAAATATTTAATGCAGATCTGCATGCGCCGCAGGAAAAAGTTACTATGCACGTTACCTGCTCCATACGATTGTTTAAGCAATAACCAAGAGAACCCGCCGATCCCGCTGCGCCGCCGTGCCCGCCACCCCCGCCGTTTTAGGCTACTGCCTACCTTTTAGCACCTTCAATCGTTCCTGACACCTGGCGGGGTAGTCGAACAGATGTTCGATTAACCCTACCCCCCTGAGCGAACAAGTGTTCGAGAGCAGTCGTTATCAATCTGTTATAAAGTATGTCTGTTAGCAGGATTGTTAGGCACTAGATTAGTAGTAGTTGGAGGGAACCAACTAATCGGCTAGGCGATTACCTAGACACTATCCCGCAAGGGAGATAGGGGCTAGACACTATGTCTATCTCATTATCGGTGTATCTCTACAATGAAGAGAACGCCCGCATTACCGCTTACGCAGACAGCGATGGCGACATTCACGCTCGGCTTACCGCCGACAATGGACAAGGGGTTAGCGTGTTGCTATCACCTGCTCAGGCTAAGCAACTCAAAAAGTTGCTAGTCTCTAGTCTTGCCGAGAGCAAGGCTAACCGCAAGGCTAAGGCAGAAGCCGAAGCCGAAACCACTAGCGAAACCGACTAGTGGCTCTCTCAATCCAGCGTGAGGGGGTGGAGGACTTCCTCCGCTCCCTCAACGGCAAAATGTTCTCGGTCGTGTTCACCAAGCGAACCACAGGTGAGACCCGCAAGATGTTGGCAACAACCAACTTCGCAAGCAAACTAAAAGGTGGAGACCCTGCCTATGACGCCAAGTCAAAAGGTTTGCTAGTTGTTCTTGATGTAGTCGCAAGCAAGGCAACCCCAGAGCGAGCAATCCGCTCTATCCCGCTAGACGCAGTTAGCGAAATCCACGCTAAAGGCGAGGTTTACCAAGTCAAGTAGAGCAGGGCGGGGCGCAAGCCCCGCTCTCTCCCAACTCTTAGGAGCAATCAAATGTATAAATGTT